CATCAGATCGCGCATGGCGCGGATGTCGGTCTCGATGCGTTCCAGCCGGTCGGCGTCGCCCTTGCGGTCCTCGGCGCGCTGGCGGTCCACGCGGTTGCGCTCGGCGAGAAGTTCGCGGTCAAGCCGGACCAGCATCGCGTCATTTGTGAACGCTTTGCGCGTCACGGATGCCAGCAGGGCGATGATCCCGCCGATCAGCGCAGTGATAGCTGCGGTCAGGCCATTGTCACGGAAGGCTTGCGCGATGGTTTCAAAAAGGTTGGGCTCGTCACTCAAGGGGTGGCCTTCGCTATCGCGGTCCTGCGGTTCAATAATCGGTCTCGACGTAGACGCCGGAGCAGTCATAGGCGACGGCTGCAGCTGCCGCGCCGGTGTTCATGTAGTTGCGGGGGCTTAAGAGCTGCGTTGCGGCAGGCATGTCGGTCGTGATGGTGAACTCGACAGCCGCGCCGCTGACCTCTTCGACCACGCGCACGCCGATGTCGGAGCCATTCGGGGCGGAGGCGATGTAGAGTGTCAGAACGTTCGTCAGGCTGTTCACCGGGAAGCTGGCACCGAGGTCAGTCAGGCTTGGCGCGCCGGAGCCGTCGTTGCGCACCAGCTGCCAGTTGGTGTGGGTGCCGCGCTGAAAGCCAATCCCGACACAATTCACCACGGTTGCCAGCGTCAGCGTGGTGGCCAAAGCCGCGACGGACCCGTAAAGCCCGAAGAACCCCATGCCTGTGGCCTGCAACGTGGTCAGCGACAGCCGGTTGACGTAATTCCAACCGCCAAGCCCATCGGCATTGCCGCGCCAGCAGACCCATCCGGCTGAACGTTCCTCGGCCACCGCGTCCGCCGTCGCGGCACTTGTGACCCGCCAGCGCCGCATGCTGGTGGAGAGGTTGGTGGTGGCCAAGGTCGGTGTCGCAACTGTACCGACAGCCGTGCGCGGCATGCCATTGGTGTTGACCGTTGTGCTGGTCGAGGGCGCCCAAGTCGCAATCCGGTTCACCCCGAAATGTGGCTGCAGGGGAAAGAACCGCCCCGAGGGGCGCTGCACATCCAGCCAACCAGCTCCGGCGCGATCACGAGCGTAGACCGCGAGTTTTCCGGCTGGTGGCGGTGAGGGCGCTGCAGGCAGGCTGGGCATCAATAGCGGTTCGGGCAACTCAACCCGACCATTTGTGCGGTCGATCCGGATCGCGTCATAAAAGGTCGACCCATTCGGGCTGACCTTGAAGCTGAAATCGTCGCTGCCCAGAAGCCCGATCAGCGCCCGGGCCGAGAACCCAGTCTTGAAGGCAAAAGCGGCATCATTGCCGGGAGTGTTCTTGTTGAACGTCGCCTCGATCCCGGCGCCTGCGTTGTTGAACAGCATGGCAGGCGCGTTGATGGACAGGCGATTGTAGCTGTCGGCTGTCGCGCCGCCAAGGCCCAGCAACTGTGCCGTCAGGTTTGCCTGCGGCATGCCAACCTGCGTGACCGCATTGGCAAAGGTCACGGTTGGCGTATTGACCACTGTGGTCCCGCCAGCCCCGGATGTGGTTGAACCGATATTGACCACCGTGTTCGATCCTGAAACACCGCCAGTGCCAATGTTCAGGGTTTTGGAGAGGCCAGTGGTCGTGGCCCCGGTACCCACGCCATAAGTGGCAGTACTGGTCGCGGTGCCTATTGTCGCTGTTGCCCCGGACGTAGTCAGCGTTCCCGAGGCTGTCAGCGTTCCGGAAAACGTCTTGTTGCCGCTGAAAGTTTGGGTGCCTGCGAGGATTGCCAACTCGCTGGATGTGTTGGGCAGGGTAAAGGTCCGCGTCGTGCCAGTGCTGATCCCCGACAGCGAAAACAACGCCCTCTTCGTCGGATCGACGGCGTTCACAAGGCTGAAGATGGCGTCTGACACATCCTGCGGTACGCCAACGGGATCCCAAGCTGTGCCATCCCAGACACCAAAAGCCGCCTCATCCGCAATCCAAGCCAGCCACCCCGGGCGCGGGACAAGGCGCATCCAGACGCCATCGACCCAGAAGGCGACGTTCAAATCCCAGCCCGTCCAAAGGCCAGTCGCGCCCGATGCCACAATATGGCGGTCGCCGTCAGCTGGGCTTGCCGGTGGTGCGGTGCGGCTGCGGTCCAGCACAGAAAGCTGCACCATGGCGTCCAGCAGCCGCAGCGCCTCGTTGTGGGTGACATGCTTTTGGGCCTGCGATGCCAGGATATATGGCAGCAGGAGATGGGTGGTGATATCGGACATGCGGGTGCTTTCAGAAGGTTAGGGTGACAAATCGCTCAGCGCCCCGGCCGATCAGGGCCGAGAGCTGGTAGATGCGGATTGCAAGAGACTGGCCGGGCCCAAGGGGTGTGCCCCAATCGGCGATCTGCTGGGCGGCGGTGTAGAGAACGCTGGTCATGGCAGTGGTCAGGGTGCGCTTGACCGTCACGCCATCGCGGATTTCGACCTCATAGGCCTCGCTGTCTTCCGCCAGAGGGACATCGCCCGCGCCCCAGCTGTCCGCGGCCAGCGACCGCGACCGGCGGGTCCATCGGATGGTCATGTCGCCCGGGCTGCGGGCGGTGCGCCATGGCTGTTCGACATGGCCGATCGAGAAGGGCCGCAGCCCAGCGCCTTCAGGGATGAAACTGAGGGCGACAAAGGTATCATCGCTGACCGGGTGCTGCGCCGGTCCAATGCGCCAGTTCCACTGCAGGCCGAGATTGGCTTCACCAATTGGCAGCGATGCCAGCGTGGCATCCAGCACAACCGCGCGCGCACCGGTCGGGACAATGCTGACCATCGCCGCTTCGGTTCCGCGCTGGCCTCGCAGCAGCCGGGTCAGGCGATAGCGCCGCGGTGCGATCAGTTCCGCCGCGCCCGCCTGAACGATTTCCCATTGCCCAGCGCCGGTCTCGACGGCCAGCGCATTCGCTCCGCCGAACAAGGCGATATCGGTGACGCTTTCCAGCGTACCGGAATAGAGATCGACCACCAGCGTGTTGCCGAGATCGAAGCGGGAAACAGGCCCGGCATAGAAGTCTGCTGCGAGCACGCCGATCCGGGCGCGGCTGCCAAATGTCGTCAGCAACGCAAAACCATCGGTCGCGGCGCTGCGATAAACCGCCATTTCGCCGGGCCATGGCTTTGCATGGGCGGCCATAAAAGGACGATGTGCAGGTTGATCTTCGCGCAGCTGCGGTAGATCCAGCAGCATCACATCGGGGGCTCCGAACACCGTAGGGGTCGACAAGGATGCGGGACGCGGGTCGCCGGGCGGCAGATCGTAAACCGCGCGGTCCTGACGCACGGCGTCTATGCTGCGCAGATCAGAATCGGCAATGGATACCAGCCGCATTTCCGTCAGGCGGCCATCATGATCGAGCAGGATGACATCGCAAGGATCCAGTGCCAGCCGGGATGGCGGCAGGCGAAACACCGCGCTTTCCCTCCCGACCCACGCCTCCATCAGCGCACGGCGACAACGACGCTCAGCCTCCTCGGGTGGCACGGCCATCGGAAAGGCCTCGGACGCGATGCGCGTGGTATCAACGGTGATGCGCCGGGCCTCGACCTGCGCTGCGTCATAATCCTCGTCGGCGCGGGCGACCTGCCATTTCAGGGCCTGGGGCAGCTCGGTTTCCTGCGCCCGGGTCAATTCCATCACGTCGCCCTGCGCCGAAGTGGGCGTGACCATGCTGTCGGGCGTGATCGTGGTGCTAGCGATCCGACCGCGCATCAGAAACTTGATGCGCCCCTCGCTCTCGACAGCATCGAAGCCGAAATGCCGCGCCAAAGTGGAAATCGAGGCCCTTGGGGCTTCCAGCGCCGAGATGACGTAACCTTCGACCGCACCCCAGAGGCCGGAGACGTCGATCAGTTCCTCGGGCATTCCGGTGCGCAGACAGAGGTGACGGACAAGGGCCGCCAAGGACACCGCCCCTAGCCGCCCGGTCAGCCAGTGCCCCAGCCGCCAGTTCGGGCCGTCGGTCCACACATCGGTCAGCCCGGGGAAGAACGGATAGGGCCGGGCATCCCAAGTCCACGCCGCGCATTCTGGCACATGCACCATGCGATTGCCTGAGACCGATGAGGTCGGGTTATTCGCCGCGGCCACCCAGTACAGAAAACTGGCTTCCAGATAGGCGCGCTGGATCGCATCGTCGCGCCAGCCGCGTGAGAAATATGGCGTGAAGCTTTCCGAGGATTTCGGGTCAAAGAACACGTTTGGCTGATTGGTGCCGCGGTCGATGGCCGGACAGCCCAATTCGGTGAACCAGATCGGTTTGGATTGCGGCACCCACACGGTCGGCGTCCCGCTCTCCACGCCGCCCGGACGATTGAAGTGGGTGTTCTGCCACCAAGCGCGCAGATCCTTGAAGCGAAACACCCATGGTTTGCCTGCAGCACCATCACTGATCGGTGTGCGGTTTTGTGCCGTCCGGTCGGCAGGGCTGGCATAGAACCAGTCAAATCCCTCGCCGCCGGTTATGTTGGATTGCAAATAGGCGCGGTCGTAAATCGCCGGGGCCAGTGCTGCATCGGCATGATCAAACCCGTCGCGCCAATCCGACAGCGGCATGTAGTTATCAATCCCGATGAAATCGATATTGGCATCCGACCACAGCGGATCAAGGTGGAAATACACGTCGCCCGACCCGTCGCCAGGATGATGCCCGAAGTATTCCGACCAATCTGATGCATAGCCGATCTTGGGCTCAGCGCCGAGGATCGCCCGCACATCGCTGGCGAGAGCCTTGAACGCGGTGACAGCGGGATAGGTCGCGGCCCCGCTGCGGGTTGTGGTCAGACCGGGCATTTCCGATCCGATCAGGAAGGCATCAACGCCCCCGGCGGCTTTGCACAAATGCGCATAATGCAGGATCAACCGGCGCAGGCCCCATTCGCCAGCGGGGCCGGTCCAGCTCACTGTTTTGCCAGAAACCGCAAAGTTCGCAGGCGTGGCAGTACCGAACAAGGCAGTGACCTGCGTTGCTGCCGTTGCGGTTTTGTCCACGCTTCCGGCGAAGCCCGCTGCTGGGGAGCATGTGATCCGGCCGCGCCAGGGAAAAGTTGGCTGACCCATCCCGGAAGCATTGGCGCTGTAAGGATTAGGTTTGGTGTTGCCGGGCGGAACATCCATCAGCAGGAAGGGATAGAAGGTCACCCGCAGCCCCCGCGCCTTCATTTCCTTAATCGCCTGCACCACCGCGAAATCTGCCGGTGTTCCGCCATAGACAGGGCGGTCTTCGGCGTCGCGGCTGACCAAAAAGGCACTGGCGCGCGAGACGCCATTCACAACCCAAGCCAAGGGCGTCGTCGTCTTGGTGGCCACCTCGACGCCGGGACGGACCTTGCAGGATCCTGCGCGCAGGTCATCCCCGAACCACGCCACCACCAGCGACACGCTTTCCACCGCCGGGGCCATGGATTGCAGACGATCCAGCGCGACCACGATGTCGGCGGTGTCTGGAATCGCGTTCAGGTTTTCTGCGACGGTTGTCCCACCCGAACCGGTGGTCTTTTTGACCGGCACGGTCGCATAGGTGAACTCGCCCGAAGCCGGGATCATCGTCACAGCCTTGACCAATCCTTCGGCAGTGTCGGGATCCGTGAGTGGCCGGAACACCTCGAAACTGATCTGCGGCAGCCGGTTGCCGAAGGCGCTGAGGTCCAGTTCTTCGAAGACGACATAAGCCGTGCCGCGATAAGCGGGCGTGCTGGCTGCGCCCATCTTGGCGGCGATGAACGGATCGGGGGATTGGACCTCGTCGCCGGGATACCAGCGCCATGTGACGCCGGTCATGTCCATCGGCTTGCCGTCGGCCCAGACCCTCCCAATGCCGGTGATCTCGCCCTCGCACAGCGCCACGGCGAAGGACGCAAAGTAGAGATACTCGGTGGTGGTAACCTTGGGCCCGCTGCCCTTGCCGCCACCCTGGCTGGTCGTGTTGACCTCTTCGCGGAAATCCGTGGCCCAGATGATGTTCCCGCCGATGCGCATGCGACCGAACAGGCGCGGGATTACCGCCCCTTCGGTCGAAGAGGTGATGCGCAGGCTGTCCAGTCGCGCGCCTTCGATGCGTTGAGCCGGGGCCAGCGAAGAGACGATCCAGTTGTCGACCACTGACCCGATGGTCGAGCCGATGAAGCCGCCGATGGCCGCACCCGAAAAGCCGAGGATGGCACCGCCAAATGCGCCGCCAATAGCGGAGCCGACGGCGCCGAGAACAAGGGTTGCCATGGATGAAAATCTCAGATGCTGCTGGGGTGTGGAAACATGAAGGCAAAGGCGATCTTGCGCGCCCATGTCGGGGTCAGGGTTTCCTCGACGACGCCCAGCCGTTCATAGGCGTGGATGAAGCGGTCGTGCGCGGTCAGGATCCCGACATGCTTGGCGATGGCGCGAGGGGCCATGCGAAACAGGATCAGAGCGCCGGAGCTGGCATCAGCCGGGCTGATTTCCGGCATCATCTGGCGCGCGCCCTCGGCCAACACCTCGCGCGGGCCGGTCTCACCCCAATCCCGGCTGTAAGGCGGAATGGGGAAAGGCTCGTCGCCCACCACCTCGCGCCAGACGCCGCGCGCCAGCCCAAGGCAATCGCAGCCGACCCCGCGCAGGCTGGCCTGATCGTGGTAGGGTGTTCCGATCCAAGACCGCGCGACGGCGATGACCAAGGCGGGATCGGCGGTCATCACAGCACGTTTCCTTCATGGCCGCCGTCCTGGCTGGCATATCGCAACACCGCGTCCTGGCCGGGGATGTTGGGGAAGCCCCTGAAATTGACGACATTCGCAAACTTGGCACTGCAGGTCGCGATGCGCTTGTCACAACCCGCCCGGGCGATGAAGCCGTCACCCTCGGCGACGGCGCGCACAGGGGCTTCCAACAGGGTCAGGGTGGCGATGCTGCCATCCAGCCCATGCGCCAGAACTTCAGTGATGCGCCCAGCATTCGCGCCGCTCGTCCAGGTCAGGGTACCGGAGGTGAACCAGCCCGCGTCAAACCCGGCGAGGCCAGACGCCATGAACGCCCGGTCGCGAAGCAAATCGGTGACAACACCCGTGCCCTTGTAGATCCCGTTTTCCAGATCGATGCCGCAGCGCGCATCGCCAAGTGCCGCATCGCATCCCGCCTGAAACGTCCGACCGACAATCTGGCCGAGGACATGCGCGAGCGACCGGACTTCCGCGACAAAGGCCATGCGGCCGCGCCGGATTTGCCCAACCGCACCCCGGCGCAACAAAACGCGCTGGCTGGTGTCTGCCCAATTGACCCGCCATAGCTCCACCGCGGCGTTGTCCCAGCGCCCATCGAGGATGTCAGTCTCGGTGATGCGATCCGAAGTCAGCACGCCGGTCGCATCCTGCGCATCGACGGCGAGATCGGAGCCAGCGCGGATTTCCGAGGCGGCGAACCCGCTTTCGGGTTCAAACTCGGTGCCATCAAAGGCCAGCGCACGGTCATGATCAGTAAAGCCCAGCGCTACCCCATCTGCGCGGCTGATCCGCCAGCACCAGGACAAGGTCGTGGTGCCATCATCAAGATGGGCCTGCAGCGCAGGGGAGAGGAATTTCATCGGAAAGCTCCGGATTTGCAGGAGAAACAAAGGGGAAATTCACCCTGCGAAACGTTAGGCGACAGTCTGGTGGCTTGGATGTAGATTCGCTTCAAAACCAGCTTGGAGGCGCAAATGGCAAAGTTCTGGACCGATGAGGAATATGAGATCACCGACACTGCCTATCAGGATGCCGTTGAAAAGAAGAAGCGCGGTAGCCGCGTATTGCGCTCCGACATCGTCGATCAATGCAAACGCGGCCTGCCCAAACGTGACCCGGCTTCGATCGGTCCACATTTGGGGAACCTCACTTCAGCCAGAAGTGAGCTTGGACTGGCGGTGCTCGACGAGGTTGCGCCTTTTGCCAACCGCCCTGAGAAGCTCATCAGCTTTCTCAAGCAAAGGTATCGACTGAGATGAAAGGCTTCGTTCAGGCTGGTGGGCCAGCACCCGGACAAGGTTGTGGTGCCATCACCCAGATGGGTCTGCAGCGCAGGTGTCAGCGTTTTCATCTGCGGATCTCCAGAAGCGGTATGGCGGTGATCGATCCCAGCCGTTCAAAATCGAGGGTCACATCCAGCGTGTCGCTGTCGAACCGCACCGGCACATCGAATTCGAAACCCGCCCGCACGATGACGCCATTGGCGGGCGCGGTGGTGAAGGTGATGACGCCGGTGCTGGCATCCAGCGTCCAGCCCGACATCTGCTCGACCATGCCCAGCGCCACGCGGACGGTTCCGGTCACGGGTTTTGTGATGGCCCTGATCCATGTCTGCGCGCCGGAGGTGTAGCGTTTTGCAAGCTGGAAGGTTTGCAGGCTGCCGGTCCCGGTGCCGATCTGCTGGTCCGTCGCGGTGATCGCCTGCGACGGCAGGGCAGATTTGTAGTCCGACCAATCCTTGTAGCGAAACCCATGCAGGCGGCCATTCCGGGCTTCGAAGAAGGCGACGACCGCCGCCAAGTCGTCAGCGCGGCGAATACCATAGGCCACATCGTAGCGGCGGCGGCTGTTGGCCCAGCTGGCGTTGCGTTCCTCGTCGCCCGAGGCCAGTTCCACTACTTGCGTGCGCCGTTCAGGGCCGCCCCGCGCCCCGCGGCTAATGTTGTCGGGGAAGCGCACCTCGTGAAATGCCATCACATGCCCCTCCGGCCAAGGGACACCGCGCGTGCGATATCCGCCGCGACCTGCGTGCGCGATTGACGGAAGCTTTCGGCGTCGCGGGCCATGATGGTGACGGACACGTTCGGGGCTGCACCTTGCCCTTGGCCGTATCCCGCCGCCTCGCGGCGTGACAGAACCCGCTCCCCTCGTTGCAGGATCGCGGGCACCTCGTCGGGCTTGATCCCGGCCCAGCCGCCCGAATGCATGCGTGGGGCACCGGCGAATGCCATGGCCGGGATCATACGACCCGGGCCTGGCGATCCGACCATGCCACCGGCGTGCAGGATGTTGGCAAAGATGCCACCCGCACCGCCCAGCGCTCCTGACAGGGCGTTGGCGATGGGGCCGAGGATGAAGCGTCGCGCGGCCAGCTTGGCCAGATCGGCGATCATCGAGGTGACAAGGTCGCGGAAATCCAGCTTGCCGGTTTTGACGAAATCGGCCACGGCGTTTTCGGCGCTCTGGAATGCCCCGACCAGTGCCTGTCCGATATCGCTGCCAATCTCGCGGGCTTTCGCGGCGTAATCGGCGAGCGCCGCAGTGACGGCGGCCCAGCCGGTCAGGGCTGTTTCCGCGCCCTCTGCTGCCGCTGCCCCGGCGTCGCGCGCCGCGCTGCCCGCGCCATCGGCTGCGGTCACGGTGTTGTTCAGTCCTGCCGCGAGGGCATCGGCTGACCCGGCAGCATCCGCCAGCGCCGCCTCGGCCTCGGCACCGGTGCCGGTCATGGCATCCTTCAACGCCTGCCAGCTGGCCAGCGGTCGACCTGCGGCATCGGCCAGCATGCCCGCAGCCTCGCGGTAGCCATCGGCCCGGCCACGCGCGTCGTCTGCCATCGCGCCAAGCCCAAGGTCAGGCGGTTCCAGATAGGTGCGCGACAGTGCCGCCGAGAAGGCATCGGCGGCGGCTGCGCCAGCAGCTGTTGCGGCCCCCTCGAACGGGTTTCCGATCCGGCTGAGTTCCACCGGATCAAGGGTCCCGATCCGCACCCCACCTTCGCCGGTGGCCCATTCGGGCAGCAGCGCCAGCGCCGCGTTCAGGCCGTTGATGAAGTTGTTGATGCGCGTGACAACGCCGTTCAGCATCGCTTCGACACCCGAGATCAACCCGTTTGCGGCTTGGAACGCGAAATCGCCGATGGCGCCGGGCAGACTACCCCAGATCGCGACGGCCGCATCATACGCTCCCTGGAAGATTGCAGCCGTCCGGTCGGCGAAGCAGACAACGCCCGCAATGGTGCCTTCGAGGGCCGATAGCCCGGCCGCCTTCAGACCCTCCCAGCCAGCTGCCATGTTGGCGAATGCGGCGTCGAGCGACAGGCCGATGCGGGACCAGACCTCCTTCGCGAGATCGCCCAGCAGGCGGAAGGCTTCGCCCACGCCGCCAACCCGGGCCACCAACTGCGAAAACTGATAGACCAACTCGCCTGCGCCGACGATCAGCGCACCAATGCCGGTGCGGATCAACGCTCCACGCAAGATGACCAGCGCCGTGGCAAGGCCGCGCACTGACAGCGCTGCAGCCGCCAACCCTGCGACCCAGCGCCCGGCCATCACGGTGGCGAAGGTGGCAGCATAAGAGGCCAGCCGCCCGAGATTTCCGATCAGCGCATCAATGGCTGTCCGCAGTATCCCGCCATCGGACGCCAGGGCGACGAAAGCGTTCGCAAGCGCCTCGACAGAAGGTGCCACGGCAACGGCGATCCGGTTGCGCAGGCCCTCGAACACCAGCGACATGGTGCCGAGGGCGACCTGGGTGCGCCGCAGGGCCTCAATGGCGTCGGTGTCCAGCACCGCGCCGAGGTCGGAGGCCTGGTCGCCCAGCCGCGCCATTTCCGCCCCGCCATTGCGCAGGAGCGGCAGGAGGCGCGTGGCGTCCGAGGCCATGGCTTCGAGATGGAAGGTCATCTCCTGCTGGCTAAGACCAGCGCGTTCCAGTGTGTCGACATAGAGCTGCAGGGCTTCCGGCCCGGAGAGCCGGGCGAATTGGTCAGCAGTGACGCCCACCTGCGGGGCCACACTATCGAAGAAGTCCGCCATCGGCCCGCCGCCGGTCTGCAGGAAATCCCCGACCCGGTCGTTCACGTCCTTCAGGATGTCGGCGAGTTTCTCCTGCTCGATGCCAACCGTGCGCGCCCCGGCCGACCAGCGTTGCAGAGCTTCGGGCGTGGCATTGGCGACCTGTGCGAACTGACGGATTTGCGCGGCACTTTCGGCGGTGGACCGGACAATAAGGCCGAGCGAAGCCGTCGCGGCCGCTGCGGCCGCAGACATCGCAATGCCAGCCCGGCGCGCAAAACCTGCTAGCCGGGTGTTGGCCAGCTCCATCTCGCGCGACAGGCGGCCAAACCCCTTTGCCCCTGCCTCGCCGACACCTTCCAACTCGGCGCGTACTTGGCGGCCGCCCTCCGCCACGAGGCGGACGGATACGCGTTTTTCAGCCATCGCGGCCACCTTCCATCTGTTCGTTCAATTTGCGCACCATCACCGCCTCGATCTCGGGCAGCAGTTCGGCGGCGATCAGGGTGTTGACGCCCAGCGCCTGCGCCATCGCGAGTGCCGCGCTCATGTCCCAGCCCAGCACCGCGCCGGGGATCACGCGCAGCTGCCCACCAAGGCGACCGACCAGATCCCAGACCTGCCAGCCCTCCGGCGTCTGGGGCCGGTTCAGTCTTGCGGGGCAATCGGGGCAGATGCCCCCGCGGCCCTCGCAGGGTGTGCAGGCCGCGCAGTACCGGTCGCCCCCGCCGAAGGACCAGTCGGCAAGGGCGCGGAGGCGTTTTTTTCGGCGTCCAGCAGTAGACCGCGCGCGACGTATTGGGTCTGGAACGTCTCGAAGACCGGCCAGATTTCCAGGAGGGCGTCGATGCCTTCCTGCGAAACGGGGATGATATTGCCTGCATCATCGCCCACACCCTCCCAATCCAGTACCGCGCGCCGGGCCACGGATTTGGCCATGGCCAGCGCCATTTCCTCCTGGGGCGCCCCATCGGGCAAGTCATCAATGGCTGGATCGGCACGGGCTGACACCATGAGCGCGGTGGTCAGTGGGCCGACCAGCAAGCGCAGGCCGGGGGCGAGGTCCAGCCATTGCGGCGTCGCGGTCAGGTTCAGTCGGATCATCGGTGGGCCTTTCTCAAAACAAAAGCGACGTGCCGGGGCACGTCGCTGGGGAGGGTGGTCTACGAAAGAGACGGTCTGTTCAGGTCATTGGAGGCAGCATTTCTTGAACTTCTGGCCACTGCCACAGGGGCAAGGATCGTTTCGCCCGATCTTGCCGGTGAAGACGCCGTTGAACGGATCACCGCTGCGGGGCATCAGGGATGATACGACGTTCAAGCGCCCTGCCGCTTTCTTCGCCAGATACTCCGGCGTGAAGCAGTACCATGGCTCGAGTTCTGCAATGGTGTCAGTGATCAGCGTGTTGCTGGAAATCTCGGTAAACCAGTCGGGCCGACCAGCAGCCACCGTCGCCTGAAGGCGCTCGGTGAAATCTTCGAATCGGCTATGATCCGGGGTGATCAGACCACTGTCGAACGCGGCGCGCACTGCCGTGTCCATGTTTGCAAGGCCAAGAGCCGCGATGCATTCCGCCCAGGACCACCAGACTTCCTCGCCCGTCAGGGTGCCGGTGAGGTCAAAGAAGTCGATCAGGAACTGCGTGATGCTCGGCCGCAGCTCCGGGTTTTCCAAGGCAACGATGGCCAGCGTGTCGAACATCTCGCCACGCAGGAAGCCATCGGCGGCATCGTCCAACAGGATGTCGAACAGCGGCTGCAGATCGCCGTCAAACACCCCTGCCATGACACGCGCGGAGGCTTCGGTGATCGAATCCCCCAGAAGCGCATCCAGAAACTCGGGATCGCGCCGGAGCAGCTTTGCCAGCGGGCGATAGGCCCGTGTCTCACGCCATTCTGCCAAAAGGAAGAAGATGAAGACAAAGGCATCCATCCGCTCGAGGTCGTCGATCTTTGCCGTTTGCAGTTTGCCGATATAGTCCAGAAACACCGGCACCATGGCGTCGCGCGATTGCCCTGCCGCCTCCAATGCTTCGCGTGGCAAGGGGCCATAGGCCTCCAATGCAGCCATGATTTCGGCGGGTGTCATGTGCGGAACCTTTCATCGGGGAATCGATGAAGGGAATACCGCCTTTCCGCGCCCGCCTCCACTGTGCGGATCGTCCTTCATGCCGAATTCAATAGGTCGCAACAGTGTTGACGAGAACGGCGGTGCACATGCGGGCGGGGCTGGTGGCCTTGGCGGCCATCCAGTCGAAGGTCGCCTGCACCCCTTGCGGCCCGGCGATCTCGATCCGGGGGATCGGCAGAAAGACGGCGTGGGCCGTGAACGTGAAGCTGGCATTGGCGCCGAGGCTGTAAACAAACTCCAGCTCGCAGGGGCTGCCGTCGATGGCTTGGGTCACCAGCGTGCTGTCGGAAAACCGCACCTCAATCCGGCCGGTCAGCGCCGCCATGGTCGGATCGGCCCCATCGATGCGACCATCGCCGCGGATGGTCTCGATCCGGTCGAGGTTGTTGGAATAGGTGATCTCGGCAGAGACGACATTCCCGAGGGCTGTGCCATTGCGTTTCACCGTGCCGTTGAAATGGCCGAAGCGTTGCAGGCCCAGCGCGGTGGGCGTGCCAGCTGCTGTTGTGGCGGCGATGGTTTCGCCTTGGGCCACCAGCCGAGCGGTGGCGGTCAGCAGGCCGGATCGCTGCATCTGCCACGACAACTGATCCAGCACACAGCCGGAATACATCGCGAAACGCGGCACCTCCGGCATGGCTGTTTCAATCGCCATGCTGGGCAGCGTCCAGTTGCCCGACTGAAAGGTGTGGGTCTTGGGCGTGGTGCCGGTCGTGACCGGCTGGCCGAAGGCCGCTTTCAGCCAGAACCCGAAGGCCTCGACATCGATGGGGATCACCACCTCACCGTCGGCAGTGACCGCATCCTTGATCGGCGCCAGCGGATCGCGGCCATAGCCCAGCAGGTCGGACTCCAGCAGCGGCTGTTCCGACCCGAGCGTCGCCCGGGCAAAGGGCATCAGCCGGAACCCACTGACCGGCGGGGTGCCGTAAACCGTCTCATACGCAAGCGCCATCTGCGCCCGCGCGCCTTGCGCACGTGCCATGGGGGTCTCCTTTATGTGGGGGTGTCAGGCCAGGGGGCCGGTGGTGGTGTAGTGCAGAACGACGGTGATCAGCGCCGCCTTCAGCGCCGCTGCGCCCTCGACCGGCAGGTCGACCGATGCCGGGGCCTCGGGTTCGACCCAGTCGCAGAGACCGCCGAGGGTGCGGTCAGCTTCCAGCGCCGTGCCGATGCTGGCGATCAAGGTGTCGAAGGCGCTGGCCCGACCGGTTCCCGCTTGAACGACAACTTCCAACTCAGCCCGGTGCTGGTAGTGGTAGCGCAGGGGCGACAGCGTCACCTCCGGTTCGCCCGGCTGGCCATCGCGCAGGATGATCAGCCCCGCCGCCGGGATGCGTTCGGGAAGTATGTCGTCGCGCCGCACGGTCGCCGGCAGTGGCGAGAGACGGGCGTATAGTGTGGACAGAATGCTCTCGCGGAGGAGTGGCATGTAGGAGTGACCCCAGATTTGACTTGTGAAGTGGTTGTTTTCGCGATCATTTGTGCAGAATAGGAGATGAGGCATGCAAATCACGGACTTCGCGCGAGCAGTTTCGCAACTGGATCCTGCTACCCCTCGGCACCGGGACCTCGAGAGTGTCCTGCAGATTGGCGTTGGCTTCGGAAACCCGTGGTACCGATCCCAAAAGGAACACTGGCTGGGTTGGCTCGGCGACTACCACACGCCTGGTGCCTACAGTCGATCCCAGATGAGCCCAACCGAAGCTCGAACCGTGTACAATCGCATCAACTGTGCCCCGATGCTATTCTGGCTTTGCGAAGCAGCGGGCATTGCGGACTCCCGGCTAAAGGAGTCTTTCGACGCCGTTGCGCAGCTTTCCTCTGGTCGCGTCGCATCGCAGTGCGCCGCGCTGCGCAGGATCATCCCTTGGGCCGACGTTGAAAAGGTGCTGTTGCAGCGACCCGAAATTTCCGCAATCCGGATTTCAGAGGCTGACGAGGCCATATGCGCGGCTCGCGAGAGGCTGAGAGAGAAGCTAGGGCTACCGTTAGAATGACGTTGATTGCCGGAGTGGCCAGTTCACCCACTCAGCAACGATCATCCCCGGCACGCCGTCCACCGCCCGCTTTGCATCCCGTGCCAGATCCAGCCGCTTGCGCAACTTGACCTGCCGCACCAGCAGAAAAATCGGAACTGTCGTCACACCGCGTCCGGTCTTGGATTTCGACGCCACGGCCCGGCCCTTCGAATTCAGCCGACCCTCCGCGACCAGCAGGCTCGGCCCACGGCGGCGATAGATGAACCGCAGGCGCAACCCGGTGCGGCGCTCCCATTCACCGGGGGTGATTCGGCCGCCTTTCGTGCTTTTTCCGGCGGCCGGGGTGGGGATGGCCAGCCAGAACCCGTCCTTTGACCGGATCAGCGGCCCAGTGTCATGCGCGCCGATGATCACCGGCGCGTTGGACCAGACGAGGGCCGCCGCGTTCAGGCTGTCGCCGGATTTCGGGAAGCTGGCGAGGCGGATGCTGTTGCCGAGCCGGGTTCCGAGGCCCGCGCCTGTGATCTGGCTCCGCCAGGCGGACTTCAGGGAGGTGCCCGCTTCGCGCATTGCGGCAGACACAGCCTTTTCCCCGGCGGCGATTTCGGCTTGCATCAGGGCGACGAGGTCGGGATCGAAGGCGATCTTCAGCTTCATGATGGGCGCAGGTCCAGCGACCAGATCAGGCGTTCGCGATCACGCACCGGCTCGCCCTGAATGGTGAAGCTGTCGGCCCCGATGACAATCAAATCGCCGGGGTGCGGATCGGGCAGGTCGGACACACGGACATCCACCATCATAGTGTCGCTGACAAAGCGCCCAGCGCCGAATTCCGTGATCCGATCCGGGGCGCGCCGAATGACGCGGATGGGGCGTTCCTCCGAGTTGGTGGCAGAAATCCAGACTGCGGCCGCCGCCATAGACGGGTTGGCATAGATCCGGTCCATTGCGGCGGCGAAGACGGTCATGACGCGTCAGTTCGAGGTGTGGATGCGGATCGCAATGCGCGGCCGCTTGTTCACCGGCAGGATTGACGCCTCGGTCATCAGGTCGATCCAGCGGCCTTTCTCGTCGAGGTGCTGGCGGGCGTAGAGTGGCAGGCCGAGGGTATTGGCCGCCTCCAGCAGGTTGGCTGGGCCGCCGTAGGTGGTGAAGGTGTCCATCGTGCCCAAGGGGAACGCGATGCCTTCGTTCGCGGGGACCAGACGTTCGGTCGCCTTTGTGGAAAGTGTGACCGTGCCCGCATATTCCTCGAACACGATGCCCGCGAAGGGGAAGTTGCGCCGCACATCCTGGCGCAAAGGCTGCGCGCCGGTGGCGGCGTAGAACTTGTAGGCTTCTTCGGTCTTGGGGTGCGCGATCAGCTTGTCGAAGAATTCCCGGCTGACGAGGGCATGAACGTCCGACATGCTTTCGCCGAGGAGGTTGTCCTCGATTGCCCGCAAAACCTCGCGCACCTTGCTTTGGACAAGGGTCCCTGCCGTGCCCAGCAGGAAATCCACCGAGATTTGCGCGAGGCCAAATTCGGTGAAGTAGTTGTAGAGGGTCGTGCCAGCGCCATCTTTGACGATCCCGCGCAGGGCGTTCATCTCCATGTATTCGCGGGTCTGGGCATGCTTGCGGCGCATCAGCTGCAGCTTGCGGTTCATCACCTCGACCAACGGGTCGGCACCATCGAAGACGCCCAGAGCGGGTTGGCCTTGAATGTCGCCCGGTAGGATCACATCGTCATGCGGGATCCAAGGCAGGGCGAAGCTGCGCATCGAGCGGCCTTCCCGCGTGCCGACGGTAGCGGGGCCGCCCAGCGGAACCGAGGGCAGCAGGTTCAGCACGCCTTCGTATTGCTCGATGATCACCGAACGTTGGGTGACGCCCTCGAAGCGGAAGAGGCCGATCTGGCCAAGGCGGGTGTAAAGGTTGGGCAGGATGTTGATGGCCTGCGTCATCTCGGCCAGCGAGTAACCGCCAGCGTCAAAGGGATTGCGGACAAGGGTCATGGGGTGCTCCGGGGGATTGAGGGGATTGGACGTCAGACGCCGTCGCGGGCGATGATGCCGACGGCGGCCAGCTGGGCGATCTTGGCGGTGATCTTGGTGCTGTCATCGACGGTGGCGCCGTAGGCAAGGCCTGCGCGCGAGACGATGGAAGGGCCACGGGCGACGATAATGCCCACGGCATCGACGAGGGTCGCATCGACGGCATAGAGCAGCACGGCGTTGGCGACCTGCGAACCGTCCGCCCCGGTCGCAGGTGACAGGGTGTATTTGCCGCTGGCGGTGATCTTCCCCAGCACCGAACCGACCGGATAGGGCAGGCCTTGCAGCAGGGTGATCACCTCGCGGGTGTAGTTCGGGTTGACCTCATATTTGAGGACATCGCCCATGCTGGGCTGTTCCGTCAGGACGGGCATTGGTCAGTCTCCATGGTTTTGGGGATGGGGAAGGTATGGGAAGCGTGCGCTGGATCAGCGTTTCGCTTCGGTCGCTGCCTTTTTCGCGGCAGCGATGATCGGGCTGTCTTTGGCGGCGGCCGCAGCCGGGGCGGTGGCGATGATGCCAGCGGCATCGCTGCGGGCGGCAAGATCAGCCAGCACGCGGGCGCGCAGGGCCTCTGGCTTCAGCCCGCGCGTGACGGCGTCCGCCGCGTCGATGGTCACGCCGAGCCGGGCGGCCTGCGCGCAAACCTGCGCCACTTCGGCCGCTTCGGCGCGAATGGCGTCGGCAGTCATCGACGATGGATTGGCCGAAGTGGCAGCATCTACAGGCGGTACTGCCGGGGCTGCTGCGACTGGTGCAGGCGTTTCGATGGGAGTTTCAGGCGTGGTGGTCATCTGTGGACCCTTTCTGCTGGGGGAAGTGGTGCCGCGAGGCGCGGCGGCGAAGGCGTGGAAGGCGGCGACGGGATCGGCGAGATCGTCGGCCAGACCAGCAGCGATGGCGTCGGCCCCGCGGAAGACCGCAGCTTCGGTGGCCACCGCGGCTGCATGGGTCAGCCGATCACCGCGACCGGCGGCGACCGTTTCTGCAAAGAGGAAGCGCACCACCTCCAGCTCGCGCTGCATCTGGTCGTGCACCGCCTCGGGCAACGGCTGATACGGGTTCGCATCGACCTTGTGCGCCCCGGCATGGATCAGCGTGACGCAATCCCCTTTTGATCCAGCGCCCCGCTCATATCTGTGTGCAATGCGACGACGCCAATGCTGCCCACCGCCCCGGTGCGGGGAAGAATGATCCTGTCGGCCTGGCTGGCGAGGACATAGCCCGCCGACAGCGCATGTTCCGCCACGAATGCGATCCGCCAGATCGAAAGCGCCTGCGACTTCGCCGCCGAAGCTGTCAATGTCCAGCGCAATGCCGCGCACACCGGGATCCGCGACAGCTGCCTGCAACTGGGCGGCGATGCCCTCGTAGGAGGTCAGGCCAGAGGATTGCCCGATCCACGCGCCACGGTGCACAAGTGTGCCCGCAATTTCGATGACGGCGATGCCATCCACCACCATGTAAGGCTGGCCGCCATTGCGCTGATGGCGTTGGGCGAGGTCATTGCCAAATAGAGAGGCGCGGGCCGGAAGCGCGGCCTTGGCTTGGTCAAGCTGCTCGACATCAAACCCCTGGAAAGTGATATCCTGCCCGGTTATTCGCGGTCCTAGCCCCGACAAGAAGGCCAGCGCCTTGGCGGGATCAACCATCAGGGGGGTGTTGAAGGCGCGCTGGGCGATCTGGGCGTGATGCATCAAGCGTCCTCCTTGAGGTCGGGTTTCTCGTCGTCGGTATCTTCGGCCGCGTCGTCGTTCTCGCTGTCCTGATCCTGCTCTTTCGCCCCACCTTCGCCGGGCCCCTGCGCAGGCGACCCTGGTCGACGGAAGTCGAGGCCCAGCGCCGCTTCGCGTTTGCGCTCGGCGGCGATCTCTCGGTCAACCTGCTCGGCGTCATAGCCGCGCTCGGACAGGGCTTGCGTGCGGGATTTTAACCCTGCTTCGATCTGGACAATCTCGGCGGAGGCGTCCTTCATCGGATCGATCCAGTCCCACTTGGTCGGCAGCCAGGCGCAGGCCTGATACTGGCGGCGCTGCAGGTCGTAACTCGGCAGGTCCAGCGCGCCCGAAAGCACAGCCGTGTCCATCCAGCGCACCCAGACGGCACGACACAGCTGATAGACCAGCACGCCATTCTGCCAGGCTGATATGCGGCGGCGGAATTCGATCAGTGAAATCCGCGTGTTCGAGAAGTTGCCCTTGGCCGTATCGCCGGTCAGATAGCCGTAAGGCATGCCCAGCGCGGCCGCGATTTGCAGCAGGGTGCGGTATTGAAAAGGCTCATACGTGCCGCCAGAGTCTGGTGTGGCAGGGGTCGAGACATCCTCGCCGGGATCCAACCGCACCACCTGTCCGGGTTCGACCTCGAGATCCTCCTCGGTCGGTTCCAGTGGGGTTTCCGGGGCGGGCGAGGTGATGAACATCGCAAACATCGCCGCGATCTTCTTCCGCTCCAGTTCGGCATCATCATAAAGGTCCAGCGTAAACAGCTTCACGATGGCGGCGGCGAACCGCGACACGCCGCGCAGCTGACCCGCCTCGACCGGGTCAAGGACGTGGATCACGTCGCCAGCCGGGACGCGGACGGTTTCGCCGGATAGCCCCGGATCGGTCAGATCGCCGGGGTGGCGGCGCAGGAAGTGATAGGCGACGCGGCGACCGATGCCGTCAAACTCGATGCCCTGACGGATCAGCCCCGCCCCGGGCAGGGTGCGGTTCATATCCAAGGGCAGCATTTCTGCAGGCAGCATCTGCAATTGCAGTGGCACGGTCAGACCGTCTTCCGCGCGACGCGGCCGGATGCGGATGAACACCTCGCCCGACAGATACACTTCGCGCGCGGCCCGGCGTTGCAGCCCGTAGAAGTCGGTCAGGCCTTCGGCGTCGGCATCATCGGTCCAGGCGAGCCACAGCGCCTGCAGCTGTTCCTTCAGCGCTGCATCCGTGATGGAACTGGACGGCTTGATGCCATCGCCGACGACATTGCTGGCGAAAGATTCTACGGCGTTGGTGGCATAGCCGTTGTTCCGGACCAGCCAGCGGGCGCGGGCGGTGATCGTATCACCCGAGGCCGCGATCAGCGTATTCACATGGGCGCGGCTGGCTCGGAACCCGCGCAAGCGACGATGGGCTTGAGCCGCGTCAAACCCGCCGAGGATCGAGCCGATGCGCTGCCGGAACGCTTCAAATGCCATGGATCACAGGCCCTTTGACGCGACGGTGCCCCAGCGCCGACGACGCGGTGTGCCGGAGGTGGCGGTGGCAATCCGGGTTTCCAGATCGGCAATGGCGTTCGCCAGTTCGACGTCCGAACCATAGTTGATGGTCTTGCCATCATAGCTAACTGAGCGGACGCCCGCGTAGCGCGCCTCTTGTAGTGCTGCCAGCAAGGCGCGCATCCGTTCCAGATCCATCTCAATCCCTCATGAAGTTTGGTGTGTAAGCCCGGCGTTTGCGCCGTGGCGTGGTCGGTGTTCCGGCCTTGGGCGGGCTTGGCGCGGTCGGTTCAGCGACGGCTGAAGTCTGATGTGCAGAACGGGTTTCAACTCCAGCCTGCACCTCCAGCCGCCGCCAGGTCGCCTCGTCCCAGCGATCCGCGCCCATGATCCAGGCCGCCGCCCTTGCATAAACCCGGCAGTCCAGTGCCTCGTTGCGCTCGCGCATCTTTTGCCATTCGGGGTGGGCATAGCCGCGCTTGTTGCGCACGGTGACCAGTTGTTCTGCCACCAGCTGCTTCAGCCATTCGGTGTCGATCCAGTCGGGCAAGTGCACGGTGCCGGGGGCATCGAGCACGCCCAGCGCCCGGTCCTCGTCGCTCGGCCGCTCCAGCCGCAGGTAGCGATAAGTCTCGGTCTTGAACGTCGCCGTGGCCACCGACCAGAGCCGTGCGCCCCGGCGCAGACGCTTGCCGCCAATGGTCGCGTCGACAAAGGTCGGGCCCGACACCGGCGTGGCGCGGTTGAACCCTTCCAGACCCTTGATCGGGGCGACCTGGTCGAACCCTTGTTTCCGCGCCCATGCGTAGACGGCCGGGGCTTCATAGCCGGTGTCGATGGCGAGCTTGCCGATCACCATCACCGCGCCATTCGCGCAGGTCCATGTCCGACCGAGCAGGGCTGTCAGCTTGTCCCAGCAGGCCGGATCGTCCGGGCCACCGGCGATGACGATGTGATCGACCAGCCAGCTTTCCAATCCTCGGCCCCAGGCCCAGACATCGACCTCAATGCGGTCCTTCTGCACATCGACACCCGCGGTGAGGAACAGACCACCATCCGGGATCTGCGCACCGGCATAGGCTTCGCGCCGCTCCGCCAGCCGCCGCCATTCCGGGGCGTCGCCACTTTCGACCCATGTCTCGCCCAGGAGCGTGTTCCGTGCGGCACGCAGCATTTCCTCTGAGCCTTGTGCCGCCAGCCAGTCGCGCGCAATCTGCTGCCAGCTTTTCCAGCCCAAAGGAGAATAGAGGGCCGAGATATGGAAGCCGATGGAATGCGGGTCGGCGGACACGGCCGTCGCGCGCCATTCGCCCTTTTCCAGCATCTGCGTCTTGTGATGCTCGGCGATGGGTTTTTCACAGCCCTCGCAATGATAGGCGGCGGTGTCGGGCCGACCTTTGTCCCAGCGCAGGCGTTCGAACTGCAGCCACTGCATTGCGCCGCAATGCGGGCAGGGCACGAAATACCGGCGCTGATCGCTGGCATCAAACTCCCGTTCAATGCGCGACAAACCCCGGATCGTTGGGGTCGAGACCATGAACACCTTGCGCCGGTGCGAGAATGTGGTGGTGCGCGCCTCGGCCAGCGTGACCGGATCACCTTCCTCGTCGGCCGAGGCGGGATAGGCGTCGACCTCGTCGAGAAAGATGTAGCGCGCAGGCATCGACCTCAGGCCGGTGGCGGAGTTTGCCCCGGTCAACACCAGAATGCCGCCGGGAAATTCCTTCGACAGCATCGAATTGCCCGCGTCGCGGGATCGGGCCGGGTTCACCCGCTCACGAAGGGCAGGACTTTCCGCGATCAGCGGATCAAGCCGCCCGCGCGATGTGCGCTTGGCCAGTTCCAGGGATGGTAGCACCGCCAACATCGGCCCGGGCGCATGGTGGATCACAAAGCCGATCCAGTTGTTGCCAGCCTCGGTCGCGCCGACCTGCGCCGCCTTCATGAACGAAATCCGCTGAGCGGGGTGGCGCGGCGACAGTGCGTCCATGATCTCGCGCAGGTAGGGCGCGCGGGCGGTGCGATAGCGTCCCGGTTCGGCCGCACCGCGTGACGACAGCCAACGATGTTCATCCGCCCATTCCGACACCGTCAAGTCCGGGTCGGGGCGCATGCCCTTGCGCCAGCTGCGCAGGATGTCTTCGGCCCCGTCAAACTCGAGGTCGAGGTCTGCGGTCAGGTCATCGCTATCCGAAGGAAACTCGGAGGTCAGCGAGGGCGTCGAGGTGCTGTCTGACATGGGCTTCCAACACCCTTTGCAGGATCGCGGCCTCGATGATCACCGGCGTGCCGGTCTGTTTCTCCACTCCCAAGGCCACTTCGGCCGCCATCAATGCCGCGACGCGGGCTGGCCAGGTGACCCATGTGTCGCGTTCCTGTCGCGCGAGGCGAAACACCAAAGCTTCGGCCCGGGCGCGATCAACCAGCGTGCCCTTCTTCTTCTGGATGCCCAGCTGCTTGTCCTGCGCCTGGTAGACGGTCAGCGCGGTGCGGGCTTTCAGATAGGACGAGCTGTCTGCCGGACCGGAAAACCCGCTATCGCCACCGGTGCTGCGGCGCTGCTGATCCGGATCGGTCATGTCGGCCCGGCGCACATCAGATGCGGCGGCGTTGATCGATCCATCGCTGTAGACCACCAGACGCCCGGCCTTGCGTGCCTTCTGGATTGCGCCGCGCGACAGGCCAGAGTGGGCGGAATACTCGCGCTCGGACATACCTTCCATGGCGATTGAGTAGACCTCAACATATTGTAATTAAACAGAAATAATGATTTTATTCAGTTGATTACACTCCCGTGTAGAGCGAATCTGGGTCCAGAACAACGATGCAACTCAGCCACGGAGCTCACCCCATGACCGCCAAGACCGCCACCCCCGCCAAAGCCCCAAGCGACGCCCTGCTGCTAGAGATCGCGACGAAGCATTTCCACAGCATCGAGACGCTAGAGACCCAGAACAGCGACCGGTTGGATTTCCACGATGTGGCGGTTTGGGCGATCCGTGCAGCACTTGAAGCAGCCTACGCCGCTGGCGTCGCCGCCGCTGCGAAACGCTGAAGGTGGGCAGGGACATGACCATGGCCACCACCACCATCCGCATCGACATCGACACGCTGCCCGACCATCTCGACCGCAGCCGCCCCAACGTGGTGGCGGAGGTGATCGAAGCCGCACTGCGCGAGGGCGGGATCAAGGCCGACTGCTCGGACCTGTTCTCACACATCAAGATCGACCTGCCGACCGCGCAGCTGGCTGCTGCCAGCGCCGTGCTGGTCGATCTGCAGCTGATCTGAGGCGTCGCCATGAGCACCCGCGCGCAGATCGCCATCCAGATCGGCCCTGAGGTATGGGCGCATGTCTACGTCCATTTCGACGGCTATCCCGCCCACATGCTGCCCGCGCTGGCGCGCTGGAAGCCGGAAGACATCCTCACCGCCATTGAGATTCGGCAGGTCACGCCCAAGGCGCTGGATTGCTTCAATCCGCCCCGTGCGCCGCGCATCCTGTCCCGCCCGACGCGCGAATTCGTGCATCTCTACATGTGGATCGGATGCCAGTGGGTGCATGTGATGCCGCAAGCCGATGCGCCCGGAGTTTGATCAGAACGCACTGATATTGCTTGCATTTACCTACACTAGCCGCCCCATCAGAGCGATGGTGATTACGCGAACACGATGCAACTCAGCCAAGGAAACCCCCGCCATGACCACCCGCCGCGCGACCGATAATTCCAAAGCCCTCGACGCATTCATGACCACCAAGTTCCAGATCGACGCGATGCTGGAGCGCCTGAAGGCCCTGAGCGACGACCACTTCGATGCTCACCCCGACGAGATCAACTGGGGCCACGTCGGCACCCTGAACCAGTATGCCAGCCTGCTGCGCCAGATCACCGACAGCGCCTTCAAGGAGGGCGAGCATGCCGCTGATCCCGTCCAGCGTCACCAGATCAAACAGGAGCCCGTCATGACGAAACTCACCGAAACCCAGACCATCATCCTGAGCGCCGGGGCCCAGCGCCCCGACAACATCGCCCTGCCGCTGCCCAAGGGGCTGGCCGGGGCGGCGGCGAAGATGGCCGTCAACAGGATGATCGCGCTCGACTGGCTGCAGGAGATTGATGCCAACCTGCGCCGGAATGAGCACCTCTGGCGAGAGACCGGCGATGGGCATGGGACCACGTTGGTGGTGACGGACGCAGGGCTGCTGGCCATCGGGATCGAGCCGGTGGTGGTCAAGGCGACGGCGGCGATCCGCGAACATGCCACAAAGACGCCCGCTGCCAAGCCGCCGACGCAGCGCGCCGGAACCAAGCAAGCGCAGATCATCGCCATGTTGCAGCGGCCCGAAGGCGCCACCATTGCCGAGATCGTTGCGGCAACTGCGTGGCAGGCCCATTCGGCCAGAGGTGTGATTTCGGGAGTGCTGAAGAAGAGGCTGGGGCTGCCAATCTCCTCCGAGAAAGTCGAAGGCAGGGGGACGGTCTACTTTTTCACGTAAACACTCTGGTGTCCGTGTTCCGGCATCCACAGCAGCAGCAATGGACGACTATCCCTTCCCATAGCGCCACATTCGTCTGGCTTTCTGTAATCAAGCCCGCCAGTTCCAATAAGGATACTGCCAGTTAGGCTTCCCCTCCATCATTCCCGCAACGGCTTCATCAATCGTTAAACGGCGATTGTTCTGGCCTCGTCCAAAGTGGAATTCGGGTGATTGGTCAGGATATTCATCCTTCCCTTTTATGTCGAACCAGAAGGGTATGATTTCCTCGCAGTCAGAAACAAAAACGCCATGTTCTTTGTAATAGGCCTGATTTTCATAGCAGAGCGATTTACCAAGTCGATTGGCTACAGGCTTGAATGGCATGAACCAACAGATTGACACACTTGATTGAGAGTACCTCAGGGTACGTGAACGAAAGTCGGCTAAGTGCTGACTCGAGAACTGAATTTCAAAAGCAAACAGCTTGTCATCCTTGCGTCGCGCCAGAACGTCGGCGATCCATGCATCACCATTTGGAGTTTGACCCGAAACCTCAAGATCTGCCTGATACCCTGTTCGGCGAAGTGCGAGCGCGATTTCAATCTTCAGGCGTGTGTGCGCGTAGCTTTCTGGTGCGGGCAGTTTATCAGGGAAACCGGGACGATGGGCGAAGAAACGTAGGCCGCGAATTGAAGTCTTCGGAATGGCGGGCCAATTTGTTCGGGGCATCAACCATGTGCCAGCGGGAGATTGGCAGATATCTTGCCATACGCTATCTGGCGCTGAAAATGCCTCAGCCATTGCTCCTGTTTCAGCATGATAAGCTATCTGTCCCACGTGCTCCGCCCAGCAACTGAATCACCTCGTTCAGAGGCACTGAAAACACAGTATTGATTGTATGGCGGTCGGGGTTCAACCTAGAACAGGTCGATGCGTCTAGTTTGGAATATGTTGTGCAGACACAGTGGCGTCAGCGCCGTTTCGCACCGCCAAATTCCCCATTGCCATCTCCCACCGCCGCACGGCCACGTCGCAATAGACTGGGTCCAGCTCCATCGCGAAGCAACGCCGCCCAGCGCGTTCGGCGGCGACGATTTGGGTGCCGGAGCCGCAGAACGGCTCGTAGATCAGGTCGCCCGGATCCGAAAACGTCGCCAGCACCGCCTCGACCAGCGCCACGGGGAACACCGCCGGGTGCGATCCAGCGGCGCCCAAGCCCCCTTTGTGGCGCATGATCCGGAAGACAGAGTCCGGGATGCGGTGGCTCTGGATCGCGTTGCCTGTGCCGGTCTTGGCGTGGACGGTGCCGTCGGCCCCGCGCAGCCCACCGCCGCCGAGGGTTTCGCCCGCGTGCTTGGACGGGACCGTCTTGTGTGGTTTGCGGGGTGCGCGGTTGAAGTGGAAAATGAACTCGTGCGACGGGGCCAGGCGGCCGTTCCAGTCGCCCGGCAGGCCCGGGCCCTGATCCCACACATACCAGCCAAACCGCCGCCAACCAGATGCGCGCATCCATTCCACCCATCCCTCCCAATATGGCTGCCATTCGCTGTCGCGATGCACGAGGCCGAGGTTGACCAGCAGCTGCGCTTCGGCGGTGACCGGCGCTGCGGCGAACACGCCCTGCATCAGTGCATCCCAATCGCCGACCTTTTCCTTGGCGGCACCATAGTCGCGCTGCTGGGCGTAGGGCGGCGAGGTGAACATCAACGTCGCCCGTTCGCCCTGCATCAGCCACGCGACAGCGGTCGGATCGGTGGCATCGCCGCAGCACAGCCGGTGCTTGCCCAGCGCCCAGATGTCGCCCGGCTTGGTGATGGGTTCAGCGGGCGGGGCAGGGATGGCATCGGCGGTGTCGTCATCGATAGAAGCGCGGTCATCAGCATCGTGCAGCAGCGCGTCCAATTCATCCTCGGGAATCCCGATCAGCCCGAGGTCGAAATCCTCGGCGAGCAACGCCTGCAGTTCCTGCAATAGCAACGCCTCGTCCCAGCCGCCCAACTCGGTCAGTTTATTGTCCGCAATCCGATAGGCGCGACGTTGCGCCTCGGTCAGATGGCCCAGAACGATGACCGGGGCCTCGGACAGGCCAAGGTGGGCGGCAGCCAGGATGCGACCATGGCCCGCGATCAACTCCCCGTCGGCCGCCACCAGCACCGGCACCGTCCAGCCAAACTCAGCCATGCTGGCGGCGATCTTCGCGACCTGATCAGCGTCGTGGGTCTTGGCGTTGCGGGCATAAGGTTTCAGCCGGGCAAGGGGCCAATGTTCGATCCGGCCGGGCAGCAGCGGCACATTCATGCTGTAAGCCTTTTGGCCTTCAGGTCGGCGAAGGTCTCGCCGGTGTCGGCCAGCACGGCGTTGGCGCCGGTGAATTGCTGCCAGCGCTCGATGGCCACATCGACATAAGCCGGGTTCAATTCGATCCCGAAGCAGATACGTCCGGTGGTTTCCGCCGCGATCAGCGTGGTGCCCGATCCCATGAAGGGTTCGAACACCCCTTGACCCGGGCTGGAGTTGTTCAGGATCGGGCGGCGCATGCACTCGACCGGCTTCTGGGTGCCGTGCACGGTGGCGGCATCCTGGTCCTTGCCGGAGATGTGCCACAGCGTCGTCTGCTTTCGGTCACCCGCCCAATGGCCCTTGCCGGTCTTTTTGACGGCATACCAGCAGGGTTCGTGCTGCCAGTGGTAGTCGCCGCGACTGAGGACGAGGCGGTCTTTGGCCCAGATGATCTGCGACCGGACGGCGAAACCCGCTGTCCCCAGGCTCTCGGCCACGGTCGAGGAGTGCAACGCACCATGCCAGACATAGGCCACGTCGCCGGGGAACAGCGCCCACACCTCGCGCCAGTCGGCCCGGTCGTCGTTCAGCACCTTGCCGGTGCGCTTGGTCTTGGCCGCTCCTGCCTGGTTGCGCCAGCTTGGGTCATACTCCACGCCGTAAGGCGGGTCTGTCACCATCAGCAGCGGCTTCACATCACCAAGAAGACGACCGACCACATCGGCGGATGTGCTGTCACCGCAGGCCAGCCGGTGCGACCCAAGCTGCCACAGGTCACCCGCCACCGACACCGGCGTGACCGGCGGTTCCGGAATGTCATCCTCGCCCTCGACCGAGCCGCCCTCGACCTGATCTGGATCGCGCAGCAAGGCATCCAGATCCTCGTCGGCGATCCCCAGCAGCGACAGGTCGAAATCCTCGGCCAGCAGCCCCGCGATCTCATGGCGCAGCATGGCCTCGTCCCAGTCGCCCAGCTCGGTCAATTTGTTGTCCGCGATGCGATAGGCGCGGCGTTCGGCTTCGTCGAGGTGGCCGAGCCGGATCACTGGCACCTCGGTCAGCCCCAGCATGATGGCGGCCAGCACCCGGCCATGCCCGGCGATCAGCTCGCCATCGTCGGCCACAAGGCACGGAACGGTCCAGCCGAACTTGGCCATGCTGGCGGCAATCTTGGCGACCTGGTCCGTGCCGTGAATCTTGGCATTGCGCGCGTAGGGGCGCAGCCGGTCGATAGGCCAGGTTTCAATCTGGCTCGGCGCAAAGACCAGGTCCATCAGGAGGCTTTCATGTAGGGCAGAGCGGACACGCCGATGCGCGCTGGGCGATGCCAGCGTCAGGATCGGGATCCGCGATGTCGGGAAATCAAAAGCGCCCGCGAGGGGGTTCCTCCGGGCGCAATTCTTCGATGATCAAGGGGTAGGTCAAGAGGGGCAGCTTTGTCAAATGAAAAATGCACGCGGATTCAATGGCTTCCCTGCAAGTGGCTTCCACTGCCTGGCTTCCGGTGGGGGTGGCTTCCGCAAACTGGATTCCGTGGATTCCGCAAAGAATCCAGCGCGCCAAGATCTTGATTCCGCAAGCCTTTGATAATGAGTCGCTTTTTCCAAGATTACCCGGCAGGTGGATTCCGCCTGGCTTCCCCGGTGAAACTGCCTGTCGCTAGCGAAATGCCGCGCTGCGCCCCCCCGCATACATTCCGGGCCCGGGAGGAACCATGCCGAGGGGGTGGGCTCGGAGACAAGACGCCCGAATGGGATTTCCTTCGATATCGTGCATTTGATCGTCGGTGTATACATCAAGAATGGAAGAGCTGTTCACCTCCAACTCAGCCCGTAGAGTGAAAAACCTTTTGATCTAGGCGCTCGGGGACAGAGCCATAGGTGTCTTTCCTTCAAACTGCTCCATAAGAAGCTTTAGATTCTCATCAGTCTTAGCCAAACGATGTAGAAGTTCCCAAGTAGCAGGTCCTCCAATGTCCTTGATTACCTTGAGGCGGGTATCTGTACCTTCGATGTCCGAAATATCTAGCATGCCTGCCAAGAGTTCCACATACACAGCCCGACATTCAGTGAAGACTTCGTGCCAGCTCTTCACTGAAATTCTCTTGTCGTTGTTTTCAAGGCCAGTCTTATTTCCCACTAAAACGCCACTGACATTTGCTTCAGAGTGATGAACCTTAATGAAGTCCATATATGCGGATAGTTGCCGGGTCTGTTCAACTCCGAGCTGGAGATCTGGCTTTTTGATCTCGACAACACTCACGTTCTTGTCATCTGATGAGGTTAGAAAGACAAAGTCAGCGCGCTGGCTTTGAGAAATGCCCTTTATCAAAAGCCCTGGATGATAGGGCTTTTCGTCCGAGAGTTCATCCGCAAGACGGTCAATCGTGGACTTCAAGGTTCGGTCCGCCGTAAGCAGATCCCCTCTTGGCTGAAGAATCCATGGAAACTCCGTAACAAGCTTTTGCAAGTCAGTTTCAGATTGTTTGTGAACAAGCTCATATAAGACCGATAATGCAAACGCTCTTTGAGAAAACGTCAGTGCAAGCCCCATTTTTTCTGGCACAGAGTGTCGCGAAAGTTCTTCAATTACCTTAGTAATGTGTTCAGGAGTTGCATTGACCTCCAAAAGACTTCCCCACAGCGAACCCAGAAGATCCCTTGTCGGTTGGTTTATCCATGCTTTTGATACGGCAATTAACAGGTCCTCTCTTGTCCTTTCAGCAGCCTTCATTTTTCCGATTTCGCGCGTCGCATCCGAAACCAGCGCAACAATTTGATCATTTTCAGCTTTTGAATATGTGTTCACAGCACCTGTAGCGCGCAGTTTCTGGGCTTGAACAGAGACCTCGCTGTCTTGTTTTGACTTTCGAAACTTTTCGTAGGCACTGATCCATTGTGAAACCTTTCCTTGTCCCCACTCATGCAATGGCTTCAGTTTTGGAGCACTCCAGTCCACTGACGTTCTGTCGGTGGAGATCAGATCTTCATGTTCCTCATCTATCCAGTCAGCTTCCACGACCGCATACAAATACCTCTGGAAAACTTCTTTACCTTTCTTGTTAAAAAAATAGGGCCTCGATTGTGCTATTTTTCCGTGTGCGAATACGCCGACCCCGGCTTCATCTGACGACCATTCGGCCCTCTCGACAAAACCCACCCAGAACCGAACATCTTGGCCATTAACAGTTTCAGTGATTGATCCTGGTGATTCTGGAATTCGGAATTCGAAAACAGGGAGCGCCTCTGCCTCGCTAATTCTTGTACCGTTGATCGAGACAACGAAATCATCACGTAATAGAACTACCGTAAATTTTGATCCCAGTTCGTACGCAATCTTCTCTCGCTCAGGTAGAAGTCCCGCATCAATCGAACTTAAGCAGATAAGTGTTCCGCTCTTCTTATTCTCTGCTCTTAGCTTCGATACGAAGCTTCCAACCATCGCTGAAGAAAATTGATCTGGGCCAGCCAGCGGTGAGTCTATCGGAGTGTCTTTTGCGTGAAATTTTGGTGGATATGCTCCACTCGATCCAACGGCCAATATTTGGTCTAAATCCAATGTGAACCAATTTATCAGGTTGTCTTGTACAGTGCAGACATCAACAATTCGAGCAATTCCAAATGGCGATAGTTTTCCTAAGCCCTTTCTGCCCATTGGTCGGCGGCCGCGAGGAGATAGATCTCTAGCATTTGTTCGCTTTGGTTTTCCGACGTGTAGATAGTGATCTTTGATCTGGGCATGTGACATTCCTATGCCATCATCAGAGATAACAATGCAGCCGTTGTTGCGAGGGCCACCAAGTTTATCAATCTTGACATCTACCCAAGAGGCGTCAGCGTCCCAAGAATTGGCTACGAGTTCCGCCAGAACATTTGCAGCCTTATTTTTATATAGCTTTATGCCGAGGTGCTCAATTACATTGTGGGCAAATTTTAATTCTGGTTGAGTGTCCGCTTCCTGATTCAACTTAAGCATCCTTTTCAATATGGCCGAAGAATCTTCGCAAGAAAACCTTTCGTTGATTTCTCTATTCGACGCTCAGGGAGCACAGCAGCAGCTTCGAGGGTAATTTTGAAGGATGCTCGCAGGTTTTTTCCTAGTTGAGGTTTCATGTCAGGATCGACGTATCGGAATGGCTTCAGAGGCCTTCTGCACCGCTCCATCCCTTAGTACTTCCGTTGTTCTGACCGTCTCAGCGCCAGCGTGCCCGACTGTGATCCTGACATTGTTCAGTTCGGAAGGAACGCCGCCGAAGCAGCGGTTGAGAGCATCAAGAAAGCCAACGTTGGCTATAGGCTGTGGAGTTGGACTCGCATTGTTTCTTGGGCTTGGTACCGTCGAAGGGAAAAGGTAGATGCACGGCGGTGGCAATCGATATTGCCCGATTTCTGTGAAACGCTCAGGATTGTTGATTACCTTGGGGCATGGTCGAGCAATTGTGCCACAGATCCAATCCCAAACGATGAGACCATCAACCCGCTGATTTCTTGAAATTATTTCTGCAGAGAGCCGCGTGTGAATCCCCGACCAAACGTTATGGCGTGGATCGGCCCCGGGGTTCGAACACACGCTCCAAAGAATGAACTCATCTGCGTGCGGAGGGCGTTCGAAAATGTTGGTGTTGTTCCCATCCAAGCACCCCTTCAATTCCACGACGGATGTTCTGCCGTCGTTCAAAGTGATGCTGTAGTCATGTCGGTTTTCGCCACCGGCTGAAATCCAATCTTCGATCAGTGCCTGATCTTGCATATGATTGAGGATGGCCGCGACAAAATCACGCTTCGGCCGCATCGTCGCGGAAAACTGGCCACGAATGCGTTCAATGCTACCGCGGAACAGCCCAGATTGGTAGAAATCGTGCTCGTCTAGGCCGTGAGTGCCGAGCGTGTGCGATTGGGTTTTCAGGACTTCGGCAAACTCAACAATTAAGTCACGGAGCGCTTCATTCTTTTCGCACGGAATCACACTCATCTGTCTCTCTTTCTTCATTATTCTTTTGAGAGACTATCGGTTCGATGATGTGCTTTGCAATATGCCGAACTACCGGCACCGCGACACCATCTCCAGTCAGATGATAGGCTTCGTTGTAGGCCTCCGGCAGCATGTATGCATCTGGCAGCCCCATGAGCCGAGCCGTTTCCCGAGTGGAAATGAGGCGCGAACGGATCAGGTTTCCCTCCACTACTAGGATGGACTGGCGAGATGATCCACCGCCAGGTGTGCGAAGACAGCCCGCGATGTCGTCGAAGCGGACTTCTGCACGTTGAACTTTAACCCCTTGTTGAAAGCGGGTTCTTTTGTACACGCCGCCAACCATCCGCACCCCCGAAGCTTGTGCGGTTTTTACCTTCGCCAGGTTGACCTCTGACATCATCGATATCAATTGTCGTGTTTCTGTCTTTGTATGCCATCGCACTGAGTTTGGTGTTTCTTCAATTACGTCGGCGAAGCGCATTTCTCGCTGATCAGGCTTTGGCATACTCCACCAAATCCAATTGCGCTGAAGTCGTTCAGGGAGTGCGCAATAGGAACGCCGAAGAGCAGTAGTATGCCATGGTTGCGTTGGCCCGTCGGACGCTCCATCGACCTGAACATCACCGCGAGTCGCGACAACGAAAAGTCTGGGTCTAGACTGCGGAACAAAGAGCTCCGCATCCACCACAACCGCCCCGTACCTGTATCCGAGTCCGTCGAGCGCTTCACAGATGGCAGTGAAGTCCTTTCCGGCATGGCTTGTCAGAGTGCCAACTACATTCTCTAAAGTTACAACGGTTGGTGCCCGGCCGTCGTCCTTCAGTGACTGGATTTGCGCGATAAACGGCCAGAATGTGCCCGACCTATCACCACGCAGACCGGCTCCGCCACCAGCCAACGAAAGATCTTGGCATGGGAATGACCCCCAAACCAAGTCCGCTGTTCCCGGGAGATCGTCAGGTGCTATGTTGCGGATATCATCGACAACCAGTTCGGCCTTACCCCAGTTACGCTTGTAGGACTCGCCTTTTTTCCGGTCGAAATCGTTGGCGAACAAGCACTTCCAGCCATCGCCTAGCCCAGCCCTTGCCATGCCCCCGCCGGCAAAAAATTCATAAAAGCTAGGCATTCATCACTCCCATTTCATACCTCTTGTGCCTTAGTCAGGAGAATATTTCAAGATTCTTGGGTTCATAATCGTCCACGAAGGTTGACATAGAGTTTGCTGAGTTACGCCAACGGCAACCCGTGAAATCCTACTGACTGCTAGTTTCTACGTGATAGCCATGGACGCACCTTTGGCATTGCGCCTGTAACGTCGATATCTCGCAGCATCCGCCCCACCACCAGCCCATCGCGCACCCAATCGAGCGCCTGCCACCAATCGTCATAGCCGCGACGAGCAGACGCGATCTGCTCTGGATGCGGCCGCCATGTGACCGGGCAGACCAGGACCTCGACTGTGCGCCATTTGCCTCGCGTCAGCACCCGTTGAGTGCCAATCACCACCGTGGTCGACCGCTCGCCGTGCTGATTGCGCTTAGTTTCCACCGGCACACATCGCGGGACGACGCCGGGCATCCAGTCAGGGGTCAGCCCGGCCCTTGCCAGTTCCGCCACGCTGATCGCCATGCGGATGCCGCCGAGGCTGTCGGGGATCCCGGCAACGGTGGCGGCGATCACCTCTGCGTCTGGGTGGGTGTAACTGCCCATTTTGTGCTGCCCGCCGTCCACTTTGCAGCCAAGTATGGCGCGCTGGAGGAGGACGTATTCGAGGCCAAAGCCAAACCCTTCCTCCGTCACGTCTTTTGGCGGCGGCAATTCCAGCTGCGCCCGCTCGACCCGAAACGCCCATTCCAGTGCCGCCTGGACGCCCAGCGCACGTTTGACCTTGCTGCCGCCCGAACGACCGATCCGTCCTTGGACGCTCATTGCAGCAGCCCCTCAAGGAAATCCATCTGCGCTGGGCCTTCCGTCCCCGCAGTAGGCCGCCAGATCCACGGGCCCGAGGCCATGGGCAGCCGCGAGAGCGCGCCACGCATGTGCTGCTGCCAGTGGGTGAACTCCGTTGCCGAGCAGACGCAAAGCGCGTGCCCGATGGGCCAGCCCATCAGCCATCCGACGAAGATCGGGTTCAGCCGCCGCCGCGACCGGCCCTTCAGGATCCGCCGACATGCGGCGCGCCCATGCGAGGCAATCATCGAAGCCCAGAGCGGGCGCGAGATCGGGGCGTGATATGAGCACCGCCGCCCATCCGGCATGATCGCCGGGGCTGGGCGGGTGAAGCCCTGCTCCGCTCGGTAGTGCAGGATGTCCATCCGGCTCTTGCCATCCGCGCGGGTCACACTGGCCGGGCTGCTGCCCTTCCAGTTCTGCGCCGCCGGGGTCGGCCATTGCAGCGCTTGCGCCGACAGCTTCGGCTCGCCCCGGCTGTTGATCTTGCCGCGCAGCCGGTCCATCTGATCGTCCGCCACCGGCGTTTGCCATTGCGCCGCCTGCGCTGGCAGGGGCGGCATCTCGCCCGAGCCATAGCTCTGGCCCGGCCCACCCTTCGCGCCGTCCGTAGCCTTGGGTGTCGACCAGTTGTTGGTGATGCCCAGCGCCAGTGCTTCGGCTTTCCGGGTGAAATCGCTGTTCCCCGCCGGATTGTACCGATCCGTGCCGGGATGTAGGCTCATCGGTGTGGGCCAGGATGAAGATGCGCAGCCGCTGATGCGGCGCGCCGACTTCTGCCGCCGAGAACAAACCCGCCGCAGGCGAGTAGCCCAAGTCCCAAAGCTCTCGCAGTACGGTTTCAAGGCCAAGGGTGACGTGACCGGGCACGTTTTCGAGGAACACCCACTCGGGGCTGCATTCCCTGACAACCCGGGCGACCTCGGGCCAGAGGTGGCGGGGATCGTCGGTGCCACCGCGCTTTCCGGCAGCACTGAAGGGCTGGCAGGGATATCCAGCGAGCACGGTGTCGAAGGCACCGCGAAAGGGGCGGGCATCGAAGCTGCGAAGATCATCCCAGATCGGGGCCGCGGCGAAATAGCCTGCGCGCTGGGCACCGATGAGAACTGCTCGGGGCCAGTCCTCCCATTCGACAAAGGCGCGGGAGTGAAAGCAGGGTTCGGCGAGCATGAGGCCCATATCCAGGCCTCCGCCGCCTGCGCAGAGGGACAATCCGTGCCGGGGACGTGACACCATGCCATTCACAGCACCCCTCGCTGGCGCAACCGTTCCGTGGTCACCAGTCTCCGCGTCAGCATCGCCCCGCACATGGCGTTGCTGATCATGCTGGGCGGCAGAAACTTGTCCGAGTTGACGATGTCCGCATAGAATTTTGCCAGTTCATCCGGGTTAAGCACCGGCTTGACTTGGGGCTTGCGGCTGCGCTTGGCGTTGCGACCAATGCCACTTGCGGCAGCTTGTGCATCGCGCTGGGCCGCGCGTTCCATGAACCGGTCCAGCGCCTTGGGGCCATCGGGCGGATTTGGATGATCGCCGCGGCTCTCGGTCGCCACCTCGATGATCCGGTCCTCGGTCAGCCCGAGATCATCGATCCAGCGCTGGACGTGTAGCTTGGCAGGCCAGCCCTGCCACCAGGCGGGCAGCGTGGCGTTGGCGGGAAAGCCCAGTGCGGTGAGCAGCTCTGCAAAAAAATCATCCGAAACTTTCGCGCGTGCGTCCTCCTCCTCCTTTACAGGTTTACTTAAGGGTTCTCTTACAAGGTTAGTCTCCGGATTTCGGAGATGGCTTTGGGCAAAATCCGGAGATGGGTTTGCCGAAAACCCGGAGATGGCCCCATGTCCAGAATCCGGAGTTGGGTTGTCGTCATGTTCCTCGTCCGTTCCATTAAACCCGTCTCCGGTTTCCGGAGTTGGCTCTTGTGGAAATCCATCCTCGAACCCCAGGATGTAGCGGGTGGCCTGACGCTTGTGGGTGCGCGGATCATGGATGCGGACGCGGTGGATCAGACGCAGATCTTCCAGCTTGGCGAGGTGGTCGTTCAGCGCCGAGATCGACATTTCCGCATCGTCGGCCAGCCGCGCCTGCGTCGGAAAGCAGCCAAAATCCGGGTTGTGCCGGTCGCAAAGGAACCACAGCACGATCTTGGTGGCAGGCTTCAACCCGCGTTGCTGGATGGCCCAGACGGTCGCCTTGTGGCTCATGGCGCGACCCTCCGTACTGGAAGTTGCGCGCGACTGGTGAAGCCGTTGTCTGCCAGCGCGCCCAGCGCATCGTCGACCGACCGCACCAGCGCCCAGCCGAAGCCTTGGGCGCAGACCGTGTCGCGAAACACCTCCTGCGATTTGCGCAATCGGCCGGTTTCGCTTTTGACCTCCAGAAACAGCACGCGGTTGCCAGAGATCACGATTAGATCGGCGAAACCCGCGTGCACGCCCATGCCGACCAGGATCGATTGGCGCTTGGCCCCGCGGGGCCCGGCCTCGGTGACCTCGTTGACGCAGTGATGAATGATGGCATCACGGGGCAGGGCAAACCGCAGTGCCTGCACGATGGCGCGCTGGGCATCGGCCTCGGGTGTGCTGCGCCGGTTCATACGACACCGCCTTTCGGGAAGGCGGCAGTGGCGATAGCGTGGAGAGGGCGTCGGTCCAGCAAGCGCAGCATCTCGACCGCATCGGCGCATTCACCGGCATCGCCGGTTTGCCCGACGACGACACGTGCCGCAAGGATGACCAGCGTGTCCGGATGCTGCGTGGTATCGGCCAAGACGCCGCGCGCCTCGGTCAGTCGATCCAGCATCCAATTGCTAGCGGTTGGCGCAGCAGTAAGCGGGTGGGACAGGGCTTGGGTCATTTCCGCCCCCGTCGTGTCTTGGCCGGGCGGCTTTGTTCCTGTGCGCTGATCCAGTCTTGGACCGACGCGCGCCGATAGAGCACCTTTCGCCCAATCCGGGTGCAAGGCGGGCCAAGCTGGCGGGCCTCCCATCTGGCGAGGGTATCGCTGGCAAGCCCGAGTTCACCAGCCAGTTGTTCGCGGCTGATCCAGTCGGCCAAGAGGTTTAGAGGTTTGTCCTGCGGGGCAGGGACCGTGGTCTGCATATCAAGCTCCTATCCTGAACTCGGCAGATGCCGGATTCGGAGATAGCCAAGCAGATGGTCAGGGGCGGAACCTAGGCGGAGACCGGAATTGAAACGCCGGAACCAATTCCGCCCTTATTTTATTGATATTTTACGCTTTGTCCGGAAGGCAGACAGGAAAAGCTGCCCAGCGCCGTTCCGCTGTTTCCGGTCACGCCGGGCAGATATGTTAGCATGATCGACGTGGTGGCCGATTTACTCTGGCTTTCGACACCATGGATCGGAGCAGAGCGGCTGAAGCCCGGCAAAGGCTTGTTCCGGTTGAGGGTCGGGCGACCGCGCCGGTTCAGGGAAGTGCCGGAAAATCGCCGCGGCGATGGGCATCCACCATGGCACGCAACTCAAGAGGCGCGACTACTTCAACAGCGTTGCCCCACTGGTACAAATGCCAGGCCATCTCCAGCCAACCGCCCGCTGTGAAGCGAACGATCAAGCTGCCGTCCTCTTCGGTTTCTACATGCTGGTCTGGATGGAAGACGAAATCGCGCGCGACAGGTGCCGCCGAGGGTGCGAACCGCCAAATCACTGGGCCGTATTCGGCTGATGAATGATAGGATCCAAATGCCTGTGCGGCATGGGTGGCAAGATCAAAGGCCTGGTCGCGTTTGAACGAATCCGGCAGTACTTTAATATGACTGATCCGGTCGAGCCGGAAATGCCGGTACTTCGCGTCGATGGCGGGCTCGCGCGCGATCAGATAGCTACGCATGCCAACCAGCACGCCGTAGGGTTCGATCACGCGCGATCGAGGGGCCGCATCCTGCGCGCCGGTATAGTCGAACGACATCATGAAAGGCCCTTTGAGGGCAGCTTCGATAGACACGATGACCTGTGGGGTATTTTGCGCGCGTGGCCCCGGACGACAGGCGTGGCCCCTGGCTTCCAGCACCGCCTCTGCATCGACCTCAGCGCGCCGGGCGAAGGGAGCTGGCATGGTCGCCAGCAGGCGACTGCGCAATGCTTTCAAAACCGCTACCTCGGTTGCCGCCCCTTCGCGGTCGGCACGCCGAATGCCCATCTCTAGGGCCGACAATTCACTGTCGCGGATCCCCTGCATCTGCAGCAGCGGGTGGTCTCTCAGTTGCCACCATTTGCGCCGGTCCTTGTCGACGCGGGTTTGTACGGTCGGAAAGGCAACCTCGAGCGCGCGCGACATACGCTGGGCCGTGCGAAGGTTCACGCCGAAGGTTTCGGTGATCTGCACCAGCGAAATTCCATCCGGCCGGGCAGCGGCTTCTTCGGCTAAACGCATGATATTGAGGGCTTTGCTGAGACGCATTTGATCTATCTTTGTTCACTGTCCGTTCTTGTCGGGGATGGGTAGTGCAAATGCATCTAAAAGGCGAGTAGCTTGATGGGGTCAGATCGAGACGATTCTTCCAAGCAGGGTTTTAGAGCACCGGGGCGCATGCCACCCGGCTCTGAAGGCATGGCCGGAGTGGACGCCTCGATGCGCAGTATCGAACCAATAACTTGTTCGCAAGTAACTGTTTCATAATGCGATTTTAAAGGCCGGTCGCTGACACCGCCGTCGCGAATTGCCAAAAGGATCACCCCAGATGAACATGCCACCGAGAGCCTTTTATTCCATGACCGAGATTTCTAACCGCTGGGATCGTAGCCTTGCGGATATCGCGGGCTGGGCCGCGACGGACCACTTTTGCCTGGTTACCAGCATCGCTTCGGTGATCTGCGGCAAACAGCCGATAGCCGGAATCGTAGCAGTCAACGCCGCCGACATGATGCGGATGTTCCGCCGTCACGGTGCGAGCGATGAGGAGTGCCGGGTCTTCCGCGTCCGAATCCTGGGCAGTGTCGAATGGCAATACATCACCGAACCAGCGGATGGCGTGTTGGTCAAGCTGAGCGATTTGATGCTTCTGGGCGACGAAGTGGGGAAGTTTGAAGAGGAGCGCGATGTGATGCGTCGCCCATCCCCCTCGGCCGGGGCTGCACCGCGCTATGATTGGGAAGGGGCCAACATCATGCTGTTTCGCCGCATCAACGACCACGGCCTGCCCGCGACCCAAGGTGAACTGATCACTGAAGTGCAGGACTGGTTCGCCCAGAACTCGCCAACGGGTGAAATCCCCGAGGAAAGCACGACGCGCAAGAAGATCGCACCGATCTGGCGTGCATTACGCGAACAGGAGTAACGGGCGTTGGAAAAGGGGGCCAAGTGTGGCCCCCTTTCAGGCTGTTTTCTGTTCTTGATCGGCATCATGTACCAGCTGTGGCCGGGGCCGGAAGATGTTGGCGACAGCATTGACCCCCTCGCGCAGGGGGGAATCCATCAGGTGGGCATAACGCTGGGTCGTCTGCATTTGCGTATGACCCAGCAGTTTGCCGATCATCTCGAGCGATGCACCGCCGCTGACCAACAGCGATGCAAAGGTGTGCCGCAGGTCGTGGATCCTAACCTCCGGCAGCTCAGCATCCTTCTGGATCGCTTTCCAGAACCGGCGGATTTCCTGTACAGGCTGGCCGGGGGTATCGCCGGGGAACAGCCACGGATTGCCGCGTGGTACCAGTAGACCACGTTGGCGTATGATCGCCGCCACGTCGCCTGATATCGGAATGCGGTGAATTTTGCGCTGTTTGGTGGTGGCGGCAGGTTTTGACCAGCTGCCAAGGTCCAGATTGAACTGTTCAAACCGCGCCTGCCGCACCTCGCCAACCCGTGCGCCGGTTAGCATGCAAAGCCGAATGATCCCCGCCGCGCGCTGGTCCTTCGCGGCGTCCAGCGCTTTGGCCAGACGGCCGATCTCTTCCGGCGTCAAGAACCGTTCGCGTTCATTCTCGACCCGGCGGCGAAATGCAGCGGCCGGATTATCGTCGCGCCAACCCCAGCCAATGGCCAGCGTGAACATCTTGCGCAGCACCTCGCCCACGCGGTTTGCCCGCACCGGTGTAGGTTTTGGCCCTTGCAGCTTGCGGGCGCGATTGTTTGGCTTGGCCTTTGACGGCCTTGCACGCCCTGCCGCGATCTTGTTCAACAGCTTTTCCACATCGTATTTGGTGATCTCGGTCACCAGTTTTTTGCCCCAGTCCGGAGCCACCAATTTGTGCATGATCGTATGCTGGTCGGCGGCATTGCGCGGGGCAAGGTGCGGAGTATGTTCGGCCAGATAGCGCGTGATCATGTCACTGACCCGCGGCGCCTCGCGCGCAGATTCCTTTTGGCTGAGCGGATCGATCCCCTCATCGATGTCGCGCCGCAGCTCCTTCGCCCGTTCGCGTGCGGCCACTGTGTTCCATTCCGGCCAGCGCCCGATGGTCATCCGCCGCTGCCGTCCACCGACCCGGTAGTCGAGGGTGAATGATCTGTTGCCCGAAGGGTAGATGGTGATCGAAAACCCGCGCACGTCGGTATCGAAGATCTGGTAGTCGCGCCCCAGGTTTTCAGCCTCTCGGACGGTTTTCTCATTCAGTTTCAGCCTGTTGACCAT